AGCTTCAATCATGTCTGTTACTACCTGAGTTTCACCTATAATACCTGCGGTTGTTGCACCTAACACTCTATCTGCTGTAACTAAGTTTTGTAGTTTAGCATATGTAATAGCATCATCTGCAACTTTAGCAGTAGTAACTGCAGTATTGTTGATCTTGTCGGTTGTAACGGCAGAGTTATTAATCTTAGCAGTAGTGACACCACTGGCTGCAATCTTAGCAGTAGTAACAGCAAGATTTGCTAGTTGTGTTGTTCCAATAGAACCTGCAGAAATCTGTCCAGCTCCAATAGCTCCTGATTTTAGAAAAACTCTTCCGCTTGTAACTGTGAAGCCATCTGAGTCAAATTCTGCAATACCTTTATTAGAAATTGTAGCATCTTCGCCTGAAATAACTCCACTTGAAATGTTTATACCTTCGCCTGCTGAAATAGCACTTCTGATATTAGCATTGGTTACTTTGCTATATGTGTAAACTCCATTGTTACCATATGCAAGAGAACCAAATCCTGTACCACTATTTGCTGCAGAGAATATTTCCATAATGGTATCAGAGTCAATACCTTGTAGGTAAGTTTCGTTAATAGCTCCAACAATACTATTTTTAGCTACTGTGAGTAGATCGCCGAGAGGACCCACCACTGTCTGAGCACTATCTAATTGTCCATGGATTTCACCGATAGCAGGACCTACTGTACTTGCTGTCGTACCCATAACACCAGATGTAATTGTACCTAGTTTATTTGTATTAGATGTGGAAGCTGATAGTGCACTTGAAGCATTAGCATCAACTTCATTAATAGCAACTACTAAGTTTTGATCAGCATCTGTAGTTAAAGATGTTCTTGTACCTAAATCACTATCAAGGCTATTAATTTGTGTTTCGTGTTCGTTGATTGCGCCTCTAAGTGTAGATGCACTAGTTGTTAAAGCCGCACTACCAATCTCAGCATCTATCTCATTAATAGCTGCTTTAACACTAGACTTATTTGTTGTTGTAAGATTAGCAATCCCACCTATATCTGAGTCTAGTGAATTAATAGCCTGAACTATATCACTGTCAGTCCCTGATGTAGACATAAGATCAAGATCACCTACCTTATAGGAAATCTCATTTACTTTATCTTTAAAGACGGCTACTGTATCTGTTAGATTGACTGTTGTTCTGGCCATTTATATTTTCTCTACAAGTTTACCGAGGAGATGTTTGATTTCACTCATTTCATTTTTTAATAAACTTACATCTTCCTTCAGTTGTTTTTCTTCGTCTGCTTTTGCAGATCGTAATCTTTTTCTCTCACGAGCTGCTTCTATTTCACTTCTATTTATATTAATTATGGCACCCGATTTTGGGTCCCTCACTAGATTAGAATGTCCATCAACCTTTAACATTATACACTCAGAGCAATTATTCTTAGGTCTTGTATAACTGGAGGAGTTGAAGTATTAGTTGATTTTAATACTATCTTAACTTGGAATTGTGAGAAAGCATCCATGGTTCCGCCATCACCACCTACCAAATATCTGTACTCTCTGAATACATTAATATTTTGATCAGAAGGAATTTCAGTTTCAAGTGTAGCTAGTACCCAAGTTGAATCAAGTAAGTTACCTGCAGCTGCTGTATCTGAAGCATTTGTTCTATAGTAAACATCAAAGCTTGCTGCAGATGGTCTGTTTGCACCAATCATAATCTTTAACCCAACAGCTGACTCATCAAGAACCACAGGTGAGGTAATATGTTTAGATAGATGTGAACCACCGGTTGGATTTGTTTCAGCAACATACTCTAGTGGAATATTACCACCAGTACCACTTGCAACTTGTTGATCAACTAAATTTCTTACGGCTGTTACAGAAGCACGTTGAAGATCAACTACTGGTGCTACTATATCAGTAGATGTAGACACATCAATTTTATATGTTAATGATTTACTACCTGATAAGGAAGCCGTTTCATTCTCACTTGAAGCAATTAACCTAGGGTTTGCAAAGGTATTATTATCTCTATTTGATATGCTTTGATAACTACCATCTACAGAATATGCAGTTTCAGATCCAGCAAATGATTTACCTGATGTAAACTTAGCTGAGTGCGAAATTAAAGTCTGTGCTGGAGAAAGTGTTTCAACATATGGTACTACTGTATCCATCATAATATTTCTCGTGACAGTAATATTATCACCACCACCAGCTACAGCTTGATTTGCAGTATCTGAATTACCTGCAACAAACTCGAAGCCTGTACCATCTACTTTAGTGACTGCTCTTGTACCATTAATATTAGATGCAGCTATTCCACCGAATGTTGCAGCTCCTGCAATTGTTACTGAGTCACCTACTACAAGGCCATGACCAAATGCAAGAACCTTAACTGTAGCACTTGAATTTGTAGAATCTAATGGATTACTTGCCAATAAGATTGGTGGGATTGGTGCATTGTTTAATGTAACATATCCACTTTCTACAGTAAAGTTAGCACGATCAATAGTAAATGTTAAATCTCTTTCTTGATCTGGTGTCCATGTTCTACTATTCTGAGATTTAAACAATGAACCTAGTGTAGGTTGTTTAGCAACTCTTAGTTCTGTAGAGTTAAGCATTAGATCACCAGCTTTGGCTACATACACATTATAGTCTATAGAATCAGCAAGTAGAACAATAGAATATTCCATGTTACCATTCAAGTAAACTGGCTCATCAAACTCAAAGTAAGTTACTGCACTTGCGTCAGCTGATATGTTTACATCAGAAGGTGAAAGAACCTTAACTCCATTAGGTATAACTTCATCTGCTGATGGAACACCATTTACGGTTGATCTAATTTGCAACATTACTGGAACTGTTGTATCTTTAGTTTGGAATCTAACACCAACTCTAGTTATAAATGCACCATCATTTTCATCAATAAAGAATGTCTGAGCCAAAGGATCTCTACGACGTTGATTCCTTGGATCAAGCTGAGGATTTCTTTCAATAGCAAAGTCTCGTGAACTACGTCGTCTACGTCGTCTACGTGGTTGAACAGGTGGAGGTGGAGCTGCTATAGTTAGCACTCTAGTTGTTGTAAATGTTGCTTGTCTAGTCTCTAATACACCTGTTGATGCAAAAGGTTCTTTTGCAATTGATGTTGCATTCTCATCATTAGGTACACTAATATCAAGTAATTTAAACTCACGTGTACCAGTTCTAAACTTAATTGCATCGGTATTAGGTATAAAGAATGAACCTTCAATAGAACCATCAGTTCCTGTTGTAAGTGTTGACTTACCATCAGGATGTTCAGTTGCTCTATTATGTCTATTACCAAAATCATCAGTAGTAGTAGCAAATCTAGTAAATGTTTCTGATCTTACCCAATCAGCAACTGGTTTGTTATTAAAGAAAGCATACACTTGAGTGCTAGGTTTAAGACCTTGTGCACGGAAGAAAACTTTCTTAGATCGCATAAACGGAATAAATGCAACATCTAACACACGATCATTAACAAACTCTCGTACTGTTTCTGAAGCAACAACTCTGTTGACTGCTAATATATTATTTCTTGCTGTATCTCTGGCTGTTAGATTTGCCCTTGGTGTATCATTTCTTCCTATCCAGTTCCATCTCCATGTATTCCATAGTAATGCACCATTATTAACAAGTCTTGTTCCACCATCTTCCACACGATCTGGTAATCTATCAACAGCAGTCCACTCATCTGATGATGGTGAGAGATCAATAAACCCTTCATTTAGAATAACAGCAAATGGGTTAATATTCATTGCTTCTGTTGCGAGAGGTTGATCAACATAATTTGTATTATCATGTTTTAGGTATACACTATCACCTTTAAGAATTGTGTTACTAGATTGATCAGAGTCATAAATTAGTCTAAGGTTATTTTCTTCAAACCATGGTCGCATAATCCTAGCTTCTGGATCAATAGCTGCATTATAATCTGCAGACATATATGACCTAGCTTGATCAGCAAAGTTATCCACAAAGAAACCAGACTGTGTTCTATTATTGCCGCTAGCATCAAGAACAGCAAATGATGATGTATCTAATTCAAGAAGGCTTAGTGATGTAGCCTCTTCAACATTATCAATTCTTTCTTCTAGTTTACCAATGTCTCTCATAGTAAAGTTTTTAGCTTTAATAGTAGTTGAAGTGATATCTGTATCACTAACTGTATATGGATTCATATCAATATGGAATAAATCCAGCGAGTTATTTGGAGCTGGTGGTAATTGAGGATTAACACTAGCTGCACCACTAATAGTATCAATAAAACTATTTTTATCAATCGTCACACGAACCTTTTTACCAAGGTAATATTCTGCATCAAATGTGATAAGACCTGTATTCTTAGGCATCTCATTAATTCTAGCACCTGAACCAAAGTTACCTGAGCTGTTAACACTTGAACGGAAGTCTAATACATTTCTTAGAGATACTTCAGTGCCATTTGCTTGTGTGTATGACGGAATGTTTTCATAGTCAACTTGACCTGTATAAGAGTTAACCGCAAAGAAATCTCCAGATGTACCATGGACAAAGTGCTTATATCTTACAAACACATCAGATCCTGGTGTAGCAGCTCCAGCTTTCTTAACCATTCTACCGTTTAGATATGCAAAGTCACGTTGACCATTATCTAAATCGTATAACGTTGTTAAGTCAGCACCATCTGAGTCAGCAAGAGTAATTCTAGTGATGCTACTTACATCAGCCTTTGTAAAGTTTAGATTACCAGAGCCATCCGGTGTGATTGTTTCTGTTACTTCTGTAAGTGTTTTGGTTCTAACAGACCCTGCACTCTTATTTACATAAGTAAGGATCTCATAAGTACCATCTTGTTGGCCAGTTAAGTTAGATGCAGCAGTACCAGCACCAGATGCTGTAAAGATAACATCAATATCAGAGTCAGCATGTGCTGCAATCCAATCACTAGTGTCAGCAAAAGTTTCCCCTGTATTGGTTACTGTAATAGTAGCAGATCCACTACTTATGTTTGCTGTTCTATATCTTTGTACTGTAAGACTAATATCTGTAATAGTCTTTGGTCTATCCCCAGGAACTGGAAATAATAGACTTGTTGATGCTTCATCTTTAAATGCTGCAAGACTATTTTCAAGCACTAGTGTCATATAGTCTGTAGAACCAGTACCAAGTGATTTTGTATTTCTTTTATTTTTACCAGAAGCAATTTGTACATCAAACAGATATACTCTATAGTTCGATCCGTCTTCCTCTACAGCTCTTACACGTGCTGTACCGATAGCAGTACCAGTACCAGCAGTATTCGGAAATAGTGTAACTTCTTGGAATGATGCAATATTAGGTAAGCCTTTATTAGCAGATACTATAACATATTGGCCATACGCAGCGGCTGTTACTTCATTATTTTCTGTCTGAGTTGTTCTAGGTTTACTTACTCCAATTCTAACTGGAGAGTTGATAACAGCTCTATATCCATCTACATATGCAACACCAGGCGAAATATCAAAGTCTAATACACTTTCGTCTGAATCATTAGTATCAAAACTAATAGCAAACCTTTTAGCAATATAGTTACCTGACTCTTCACTTGTTCTAAGAGCCATTCTGTCTTCTATTTTATTATAATCGTCAGTACCATCAACCTGTGTAACTATGATACCGTCAACAACTTTAGCAACATATACAAAGTTATCATCTGCTGCAAGATCAGCTTTATTTGCTATATTAAGTCTAATTCTATATCTGTCAGCACCAGGTGAAGATATGTTTGGTGTTGCACCTGTGTTATCATATAGTGCAGTTGTATCATCTACAGTAACAATGTCTTGAGTTACTTTAAATCCAATTACAGCATCTGGGTCAGAGGTGTATTTAGATAAGATCATTGACTGTTCTCTTGCATAGACAAAACGATCTATAGCAAAGAAGTCACCAGCATGAATGGATACTCGAGTACCTGTACCTGTAGCTGGATTAGCAACAGTATTTGTAGTTTGTACAGTAAGTGTTTCTCCACCACCGGTAAGTGTATCACCTGCAGTAACTCTCACAGGAGTAGAACCGGATGTTCCACCTGACGAACTTATATACTTAACATAAATTGTTGCTGGTTCGGAAGCTGATACTCTTTCTACAGCCTCAAGAACTTCTACAATAATACTATTACTGGTTGAAGTTAAGTTTAAGCCTATAATATTTCCAGTTGGTAGATTACCAACAAGTTTAATAAATTCATATCCAGTATTAATAGTAGTGCCACCAGGATTAACTGCAGCACCCTCTCTGAACATATGTCTACCCATCCGAGAAATCTCAGACTGAGTAATAGTTTGCATTTGTGTAAGCTCACGGGCTTGTAGAGCACGACCTGAGTTAAAAAGGATTCTATGATAGTTATCACTATCCAGAAAATCATCTTTATAGGTTGAACTAAATGTATTTTTTGTTAGGTCTGTACTCATTTTTTCTACCGATTATATTTGAATTACGATTTTAATATCTTCTGCTGCATTAGCTGATCTTGTTACTGCTGCTCTATTATCTATAAAGAGAACATCACCCGATGATTGATTTACGTCAGAGTATGTAAATGCTCTTGTATCTGCATCATAGCTTGCAGATATTAAAGTACCTGCTCCAGCACCACTACCTTGTTCAGTAACAGGTTCATTTTCTTGGAATGCTAAAAAGCCAGTGTCTTCTGTCTGGTGATAATAAATCTTATCTGAGTCAAAGCTATCAACATATGCTTTAGCTCCGGATGTTCCACCTACAATAACATTGTCTGCTGTAAAGGCTGAAGTAATAGTAGACAAATCAAAGAGTAGATATGGTAATGCAATACCAGTCTCTGCTGTAAAGTCTGAGTCTGCATGCATCTTAGGATTCTTAATAAGACCAATCTGACGGAAGTCGTTACCAACAATAAAGTCACCACTCTCAGTTCCATCTGGTTTGGCATTAAACATTAGTGCACGTGATCTTAAATCATCTCTTGGATCTGCTCCGACACCAGCTTTTGGACCAAAGATAGGTCTTACGGCTGCACTTGTGCCGCCACCACCAGTGATAGTAATATCAGCATAGCTATAACCAGAACCGAATACCATTGTATTGTCTGATTCTAATACTTCGACTTTAGTAAGAATGTTACCAGCAATAGTTGCCACAGCTTTAGCTCCAGTACCATCACCTGCAATAGTAACAGCAGGTGAAGATGTATAACCAGAACCACCATTTGTTACTGTATATCCTAGAAGTTGCCCAGGTACTGCTGCATTCTGAATACCAAATTGTTCCACTTCTGATGCTGATGAATTGCCATCAGTTGATAAAATCTTAGTCACAGGCATAAAGTTAGCTGCTAAGAATTTAGAAACAGTAAGTGCACCTAGTGAGTATAAGAATTTCCATACATAACCATCAGACGTTTTAAATGCACCTGCTGCAGTCCCTGTGGGTTTCACAGTGGATATAACAGAAGCCCCCGCCGCATTACGTCCTGGTTGTAAACAAATGTATACATGGTTTTCATCAGTAAATACATAATATGATTGATTAGGATGGCCAGCTTGATCATCATTAAAGCCCGAATAGATAGAACCAGAGGACCAATTATATCTTGGAACAACAAACGTTTTATCTGCTACTGTCTTCATTGACTGTAGAGAAAAACCAAGGTTTCTAACTTCTCGTAAAGTATTCTCTGGTGTTGGTGCAGTATCTGTTCCGTTCCAGACTTCTGATTTACCAATACCAATATAATAGTTATTATCAGAACTGTCGATATCAGTAATGATGCTTTCTAAAACTTGCTTTTTAAGTTTATCTGTAATTATCGCCGCCATTGTTTTTCCTTATGAAGCAACTGTTTTCGATGCCAAGTGCCAGTTAGAGCCGGACCATATAAAGAAACCAGCTTCATTTTGAGCAACAGTAACTGATGATGCACCACGTAAGTTAGTAGGTGTAATCACAACAGTTCCTGCGCCGCTGTTAAAAAAGTATTTAATCTCACCAGCACCAGCATCTCCAGCGTTACCATTGGCTAGTGTAATACCCGTAAGATTAGATGTTCCTGCAAAGTGTGTAGTTGGTACTGTAAGACTCATAGCTTGTGCAGATGCAGTGATCTTTTCAGCTTTAAATCTAACACCATTCTCATGAGCAATTTGTCCAGAACCTTTAGAACCAAATCTAAGATCAATGTCTGCATCAAAACCTTTTGAAGATATTGATGGGCCAGTACCACTTGCTGCGTTACCAATAAGAATTTGGTTAACAGCAGATGATGTTGCAGTAACTTCGATAAGCTCTGCTCCGTTTAAATCATTGATAGATGTACCAACTTTAGGTGTATTTAGTATTGGTGAGGTAAGAGTTTTATTTGTAAGAGTTTGAGTATGATCATTAAATACAAATGTATCACTATCAGTCAAGAGAGGAAGATTAATATTTCTATCTGCCGCTAATTCACTTACAGCTACAATATACTGATGATCTGCACTCGTGTCATTAAACTGTGGAGTTGTTAGAATAGGAGAAGTCAAAGTCTTATTAGACATTGTCTGCGTTGCTGTATTAGAAATAACTTGTGTACCTACTGCAGGTAGAGCAAGAGTAATATCACTCGATGGGTTACTTGCAACTAGTGTTGTTTCCCACTGATCTACATTAGTGCCTTCAAATTTAACACCTTGATCAGTAAGACTTACTCCTGATGCAAGCTGATCGGAATCTCCACCTAGTAGTAAGTAAATATCGACAAAATTATCATTTAATTTTTGACCTGCAATACGGAGTGTATCACCAGTTCCGTCATTAGCAGTAGTGCCTGTGTTTACTATTTGTCTTGCCATTTTAACTCTCGTTTAAATCTGTTATCTTTATTTATAATGGTTATGCTGAGTCTGAATCGTACCAAACGTAATTAACTTTATCAAATGTCTCAAGATCAATATCCATTCTTGGTACACGGAAGTCAATTCCAGCACTATCTTCATCGTGTGTTGGAGAAGTAACACTTGCAAACTCTGCAAGGTCATCGTATGTTCTATCAATCTGTTCTAGTGTATATGTATTATATCTCTCAACCGTTGATCTCACATCTGTTCTTACCATTGAATCATCTGATAGTGCAAACAATTGTGTAATATCAAGCTGTGTTGGTACTGGATCAAAGTCAGCTACGGATATCAAGATTGGATCTGGGTTGATGTTTGGTATCGCAAATGGCATAATACTATTATTATCAGGATTATCAGAAACAATTTGAACTTCTCCACCAACATACATACCTGCAGGGTGGACGAATAGTTTATATTCTTCTAACCAACTTGAGATAGGCTGATCTGCTTTAATAAGAACAGCAAACTCTTGATATAACTTATCATCTGTAAGATACTTTTGTGACTCAGGGCCAATCTTTGATGCTTCTATGTCATCTCTATTACCTACAATAAACACATTCTCTTTTGTATATACAACATCTGGTGAGACACCAAAGAATGTACGGAAGAATTGTTGAATACTATAAAGGGAACCCTTTGATCTATAGAGTGTATTAGAATATTTTGCTGCAGCTCTTTTATTTTCAAAGCCTTCAAAGTATTGTTGACCAAGTAGTAACTCGTCTTCAATATAAGAAAGCAATTCTATATCAGCTTCAGTAATATCTCTTGTTCTGAATAGATCATCTAAGTAGCGAGTAGGAGACGCACTGTCTTGATCATAGTCATAGTATGCCTCAAGAAAAGAAACAATCTTTGGATATTCTTGTAGAAAATAAGCAGGCAGAATACTCTTTACTGAACGTGTATCCAGTAGCGATAGACTTCGTCTGTTATTATCAATTCTTGTTTTATCTTGAGCCATGTTTACTTCTTATGTTGATGTAACAATAACACCTTGAGAGAATGATGGACCAGCATCATATTCTAAGACGTCATTTCTAATAGGGCTAATAGCAGACTGATTAGCTGGCGTTACAGTAATTTTAATATAGTCAGTACCACCAATAATTTCTTCTACTAAAAGACCTACAATACTAACAGTAGCAGTTGACGCCTGGTATGAACCAACGTTGTCATTTAAGATAGTCTGTGAAGATAATGCTAATACTTCTAATTTAGTTGTATTTAGTTTGTTTCTTATAATACATACTTCACCTTGGTATTGGAATGATGAAGAAATAACACTATATTCTTTAGAATCCGGTTCAGCAATAGTTGCTGGAAATCTAAGTGTAGTATCTTCAAGAATGTCTAAGTTAGGAACCATTCTCTGCTGTAGTTTAATATTAGCACGTGAAGACAGAACAGCTGAATCCACTTCATCAATAAGAGATAGCATATTTGATCTACGGAATGATTGACCAAACTTGCCTACATTAGAAGCAAAGTATGAAGACACTTTATTTTGTATTGTGTCTTGGACATTATTAATAGAGAGTGCAGTCAACTTAGGGTTGAACTGGAAGAATACTTCGGTTTCAATAAATGTCTTAACTGGATCCTCAAACTTTACACCAAAGCCAACAACCGATAGTTGTTTAGTCAAGTCTAAAATACTATTTTTAGTTGCAGTTATTGCATCTGCAGATACATCATCATTAAAGGCAATAGATAAGAACACCACACCAAATTCTGGTTTAAGTGCATCTTGCCCACCGAATGCTTGAATATCTTTAATAAGTGTTCCAAAGTTTTTAAGAACAAGTGTAGAGTAATCAACTGCTGTAACCATTCTATTCTGTGCAGCATATTGAAATGGTGCATTCTTACGAATAGATGCTAGTGACTCAACTGTATCACCACCAATAGATTTAATATTTGTAAGAACATTAATATCAAACGAATCTCCACCAACAATAGGTGTTACTTTATTTACGGCAGTAAAGGAAGTTGCGTTATTAGCCTCAGCGCCTTTTACTTGAAGATATTCTATCGTGACTTTATTACCAGCAACTGGTGTCTTTCCGAGTGTGTTACCATCACCGAATGTAAGCTCATAGAAACCATTTGGTGCTTCTTTCATAATATACAAACGGGAGTTCTCGTCAATCTGTGTTGCTGTATTAATATTGATATAAGAAGTAAAGGCAGTATCAGACGGTGATTCGAATACTTTTACAACAGCTGTCTCAGTATCAATAGAATTATCTGGTATCACATAGACATCATCAAGACTATCAGCACCTACAAAGAAAGTCTTAACTCTTGCAGTACCTTCTTTAATAGTAATATTACTAGAACCATCTATTGTAAGCATTTGGTAAAGGCCATAGCCATTATCTGTACCAGTTACTGTTTGTGTTGTTTGGAAAGTATATGTGATATCATCTACAACGGAGGTAAACTGTGTACCAGATGG